CAGCGGTCAATGATTCTGGTCGATACTTGTAATGTAATTCAAAGGTGTAATTAGAATCTGGCGTAGGGCCAAGGAGGAATGTGTTGTCATCAAACAACGCATAGTATTTAGGGGTTCCTGTTGTTGACGCATTTGGCGTGTAGTCCCTGATGAAAGAGACATGCTTAAACAACAGATAGTTGTACACGCTGCTTGATATAACCGCCAAGCTATAGGGTGCCAAAAAGTCAGTAGGCGTCGATAGATAGGTATTACTAGATGCAGCAGTGCCTGTAACATTCTTTCGGAAAACAGGCAGTTCTACGTTTTTAAGAATCCTCTCCTCGGCCTCTTTTATAAAGGTGGTGAGTTGCGTATCAAAAGTTGTTTCAGACGTTTCGCAGTAGTCTTTTACCGCTGTTTTTAATGTTGCTAACGTAAAACTCATGATATCACCACTACAACAGTACCAACTTCTCCTGTTGCTCCGCTTGCCGTGAATGCAGAACCTATACTATCACCTGTTACGGTAATCATCGCATTAGGATTTATCGTCCTCACAACGCCATCACCAGCAACAACGGATGGGGACAACTGTGGCCTGGGGTCTCGTATAGCCTCTGGATCTGCCGCATGAGGGACAGGATCTATCTGTGGGGCTTTGGGCTCATAGCATTCAGAACAGACAAAAAGATTATTCCACTCTTTTCTTAGTTCTTTGTATTTATACCTAAATCCACATCTATCACAGATAGCTAGGGAATACTTACCAGAAGCATAGGCCATTACGCACGCCTGTATGATCTCAAATTAGGAGCAACCATTAGAGATGCTCTACTTTCATCTTGATCTGCTGCTCGAGCGAACTCTTCCTCATAGATGCTTTTTAAGATCTGAACTCGATCGGGCGCTCTTTTTAACGCAATGTAATACGCTAAACCTGCGCTTAGGCATGGATAGAACCTAAAAGGCACATTAACTGTATTGACCCCAGCGTCTGCATCTTCAATTCTGACAAGGCGATTAATAATAACTTTGTCTGTACTGTTTTCAGCAGCAGGCCAAATATAAAGCCGAGGCGTTATTTGCTTGTCTAAAAACCATTGGCTTGGCCTTGCCTCTGTATCTTTATTGGGAATGTTCCAATAAGCAGATCTACTGATCTGATTCATTTGAATATCTGTGACTTCACTGCTTTCTGTTCTGCGAAGTACGACATCCAACACGTCAATGGTTGTTGCCGTAAGATCAAGAAATTGATCTGACTTACTAAGCGTTGTTACAGAATTAGTAACAGTCCATTGGTTCAGTCCCCTGTTTGCCCAATCAGCAAACAACAGGTTCAGAGATCTTCTGGCAGTTACTCCATCATACCCAGTACGGTATTCAAGACCGCAACGCTCAAATGCCTCTTCAATGTATTCAGCTACATCAGGCTCGAAGTCACTACTGCCAGAAGTTGCCATCAGAACGTCTTCAGAAGTTCTACGATGACGGTATAAGTATCTCCGCTACTAGCGCCAATGGTGGTGAAGTTTATATCTCCAGTCTTTCCAGATCCTGAATTATTGGGTATCCCTGAAAATACAGAATAATCATGGAACCCATTTGAATCAGGAGAAAGACCAATGATTAGCGTGTCTGTTGATGCATCATTTAAAAGCTCAACACCCATGCCAACGCACTGCCACCATATTTTAGATACTGCAACCTCTGTACAGGATGTACCACTGCTATTCGCTGTAAGCGTACTTACATCAACTTTGGTCACAGCAGCCTCGCCTGTACCATCACTGATGTTTGTAAACTTTAGAATAGCCCTCTTTTCACCATCCTGGATAGTTTGAGAAGTTACTGCATCAGCCATGATTTTTCTCCTGTCTAGGAGGCTACGTCGAAGCCAGTGATTTCGATAAGAAGACGCCCAGCAGTATAAGTCGCATCACCCGTGCCTTGACTAACCAGATACAAGAACTGATCAGCTGCAATATCACCACCAGCGGTTAGTGTGCCTGCAGCTTGCGTTCCAGCGTTGATGATCTGAGTTTCAGTAAGATCTCCGATTGCAGTGTCATTGACACCAGTGCCTTCAGTTGCTGAGAACAAGTCTATATCGGCGCTTCCACCTGCTGGGGCTTCCACACACTGCATGGTTACACCAAAAACGCTGCCTTGATTGGCTGCAGTCACCTTACCGATGAATGCAACGCCAGATCCATCCTTACCGATGATGTCGCCAGCCGTGCCACCATCCTTCAACCCAGTGAGGTCAATCATAATCGTGGTCTTCACGATGTTGACGTTAGTTGTTACGTCGCTTTTTAAGCGCGTTACCTGCGTAACGTATACAGCAGCGGTGCCTTCGATACCCGCGCCGCCAGTGGCTTCCGTAGCCATCTTGTCGCCGCTGGTAACGGTAATGGTACCGTTCGATGATTTTGAAATTTGTTGAAACCCATTCTCTGAACGGACTGGGCCGTTGAAAGTTGTATTAGCCATTATGATCTCCTGTCTTGGCCAGTGTCAGACGCGGGATGCGCCTGTCAGGAATAAATTATTTATACCGCACAAAAAGAAAGGGGGCAACAAGGTGCCCCCAATCTCACGGTTCCACGTGGAACAATTAAGCTCCTTGCGAACCGAATACACAGCGTGGGTTGCTAAAGCCAAAGCTATAACGCTCTCTAGCCTTATAACGCACGTTACCTGTATCGAAATCTCCCTCCATAGAGGTTGAAATCGGAGTTCGTTCAAAATGCTTAAACCCATCTGGAACGTCAGTCAGAATGAAAAACGCATCAGTATCAGTCAAGAAATGGTTGACTGAATAACCTTGCGGCAACAGACCCATATTCCTTACTGCGTTGATGTCGTTATCAGCCGTACCAACTCGACCGGGTGACTCTAGGAGCCTATCAGCAATAAACTGAAGCTGAGGCGGAACAATAAGCTTGGTTCCTTGCAGAGCCAAGATCATGTTTCGATCATCAACAAAAGTGCTAATGCTGATTAACGCATTTTCCAAAGATGTTTCATTGAGGTCAGCCATCGTCGTTTGACGATTAGCCAGCGTACCGCCACCCGCTAAAGGGTGAGAAGTATTAATCAAAGAAACACCATCACCGCCGGTAAAGCTTCCGCTAAATGCATTATTCAATACATTTGCAGCTTTAACCTGCTTGGTGTGCGCCATACTACGGGCCAGAGCCTTCGTATAACGAGCGCCAAGGCGGTCGTAAAGGTTATCTTCAACAGCTTCTTCAGTAAGAGCAAAGCCCAAGGCAATTGTTTCATGCGTATAACGCGCAGTGAAACCTTCACTTGCGTTATCGTAATTAACAGATTGACCTTCAGATTTGGTTTCAGCATTGCCGAATCCAACAATCAGGACTTCTTCTTCAAATGCTCGATCTGAAGCTTCTGTTTCAAAGATTTCAGCATGCTCGTTTTCGTAACGCGCATACTCCATACCAAATAAAGCGTTGAGACCTGGCTCTAGCTCTTTGGCTAACTGTGCTCTTGAAATAGCCATTAGTTATGCTCCTAAGCTAATCCAGCGCCTTTAACGCCAAATATGTG